GCAAACAAAAAGCGTTCCTCTGTAACCATTAGGCCGAGACAGTTTGTCGGGGCGTTAGTAATCGCAACCGCGTCGGCGGCGGTGTTGAGCGCCCACTCATATAGCGTGCCGTCTGCGTAGCTGCAGGCAACCAAGTTTTCGCCCCAGTTGTCCAGAGACCATGTGGTTGCCTCGGAGTACGTCCCGCTCGTAAGCGGGGCGACGCCATACAGACCGGTGCCGTAAAACCCGCTGCCATAGCCGCTCGCAAGCTCAGCGTCCTCCAGACCGGCAGTCAGCCCGCTGGGGGTGATGTCGTACACCGTGCCGCCAGATGTCGCCACCTTTAGGCTGCTGTAAGTACCGCCCGCAAGCCAGCGGCTGCCGTTAACATCCTGCCACGCGTGCATGCCGCGCGGTGCTGCTGAAAACATGCTGGCGATCCGCTCGGCCCAGCCGCCAATGGGGCGCAGGCTGCCCTCGCGCCAACGCACTAAGCTGCCGTCCCGCCAGCGCCCGGAAGACTGCAAGTCAGTGCCGTTGCGGACAAATCCGGGTGGGATGTCGAGAGGGATCAGCGGCATTTATTCACCTATGCAAAGCTAATGATGCGCCATTGCTGGAAGTCTAAACCATGGCTACCCGACCCGTTAGCAAGAGCGACTGAACCGTCGGGACGGTAATTATTCGGCCAAACACTGATTTCTATGTCATAGACGCCGTAGCTTTGGCCTTCACCACCTCCCCCAACTACGCTACCATCTATTTCCGAAAATGTGCTGCGCGCAGTGCTGCTGTCAACGCTGCCGTTCGTCCATTCGGCACCCGGAAAACCGCTACCAGCCTCGCTTTCATACGTCGCTCCAATTTCTACTAAACAGGCTGCAGTTTTATACGATGACAGCGAAACGGTTCCGCTGCCCACATTGCCGCTCAAGGTTAGGGCGTCTGCGCCTGCCCCATTTGGCGATCCTATAATGCGAAATACCTTGCTGTTCCCATCGACAGAAGCAGCGCGCGTAGCGCTGGATGAAACCGCGTAGGACGCGCGGACAGAGGCATACGCATAGTTAAAATCGCCGCCTGCAGTCTGCCCCCACCCATATACAGCGAAGGTGGTGAGGTTCACGAAGCCAGCGGGAAGTGCTGGATAGTCTGGGGAAGGTGTCCCGACATTTAGCTGCAAGGCGAATATGATGTCTCCGTCGCCAGAAGATGCACGGTCTGTTCCGACATTAGTAAAAGCGCCAAGCGCCCCACCGGAAGAAGGCAGCAGCATATGGTGGATGCCAGACATTATGATACATTCCCAGAGACCACGCAGACGGTGCCGCTGATAAACAGCACAGTAGCCACACCGCGCGTCTCCAGCGTCAAGGTGGCCTTGTCCGCGTCCTCCCCAGCCAGATACGCAGTGGTGATGCTGCAGGTGATCGTGATGTTGCCTGCGGTGTTGTTGAAAATGCTGACAACGTCACCTTCGCTGAAAGTTGCATTTGGGATTGTGATGCCGCCACCTGTACCAACTTGGACGTACTTGCCGACATCTCCTGTCGCCAGCGTATAGCCGGAGGTTTTTGTTCCGACAGCGGGGATGTTTCTGTAGCCTACGCTCCCCGTAAAACCAGCCAGCGCGTTGAGCTCAGATGTCGTCGCAGTGACACCATCCATGATGTTTAGCTCTGCCGCAGTCGCTGTCAGCCCCGAGATCGCGTTAAGCTGCGCAGTGGTAATCGTGGCACCGTCTAGAATGTTTAGCTCGGCTGCGGTGGCCGTCAGGCCGTCGAGCTGGGGCGTCATACCCTGCAGAAGATTTAGCTCAGCAGTCGAGATTAGTGCGCCATCTAGGATCGCCAGCTCGCTGCTATCAAGAGACCCAAAAAATGTACCTAGAGCAGTCCAGTTGGCGTTTAGCGTAGCGCCCCATGTGTTCTCTGACCCAGAAACGACTGGCAGTGTGTAGCTAAAAGTCGCCATCAGCTAAGCCCCTTTATCTTTAAGCGCATGTTACTGCCCCCAGCCTTGGCGCGAGCGCCGTCAGCGTTCACCTGCTGCACCACCTGCGAGTAGAGCTGCACCCACATAGCCACTCGCGCGTCCTCCTGCAGATAGGGCGCGCTGTGAAGCAGAGACCCATACAGATATACCTCCGGGAAGGTCTGCAGAAGCCAGTTGGTCGGCTGATCTGCGGACAGGGTCGGGATTTTCTGTCGGTAGATCAACGTCATTGTGGAGTCAGTTGCTGGGCGGGGGTAAAACTCCAGCTCACCCCCGACCAAGGTATAGTATTTGGTAACGCCCGTGTGGGCGTTGGTCTTCTCGGCCATCTCGAGAATGTTATCCCGGCTAACATACTCGAGGCGCTGGTTATCCAAGCTAAGCGACAAGGTCTCCAGCCAGTCGGTGGGCAGCGAGCTGTACTGGCTGTCCAGCGTAGCCGTGGAGCGCTGCTCCATCCGCCAGTGGCGGATGTCGCGGTTTGCCTGAGCCTCGGCCAGAGTGACGAAGGTTGGAATGTCCTGCGCAACCGCAGGCGCGTTGAGCCAACTTTCAATCGTATCTAGCAGCTCGCTGTAGCTTGATAGAGACATTAACCGATCACACCGTCAGGGGTCTCGCCGATCTGAGACTGGTTGTCTGCGGGCGACGCCAGCGAGAACCCAGCCTTCTTGAGATCGTCAAACGACAGAGTCTGCGAGGAGCGCACGGCCTGCTGAATCTGTGACGCGACCGAGCTTTGCATGACCTGCGCGCGGGCGTCGTCCATCAGGAACGGAGAGGCGTGCATCAGCGCCCCGTACAGATAGATGTGCGGAGCCTGCGTCAGGAGCCAGTTCGTGCCGCTGTCAGAGCCACCAGAGAGCGCCGGTATCTTGGCGTAGTACTCTATGTTGAAGGTAGTGCTGCTGGCGGGAGCTGGGGCGAACTTGATGTTGCGGCCCACAATGGCGAAAAACTTTGGGACACCGGCGGTGCGAAGGCGCGCCCGGCGCAGCGTGATTAGCTGCTGCGGGGTGACCTGCTCCAGAGGTGCCTCGTCGCTGCCATCCACCTGAACGTACACCAGCTCTAGGGCGTCTGTAGGCAGAGCTGCCTCGGAAGTTGAAGTCGTCACGGTAGTGTTTGACACCATGTACGACGAGCGCAGTACGTCGTTCATCGACGTCTCTGCGAGCGTGATGAAGTCCGGAATCTGCTGGTCGAGGTCTGCGCGGTTGAGCCAGTCCGCAATGGTAGTTTTCAGCTCTCCATAGTTTGAAATCGCCATTGCGGCACTCCTTCGTTAGTAGGCTTTCGCCCGTTTCAAGCAGCGCTTTGCCGCCTTACACTTTGCTGACGTCGGACACCCACGGCATGGCTTGAACGCAGGCTTTTTCGTCGTCTTCTTCATCGCTTCTTTCCCTTTCTAGCTTTGCTCAGGGCAATGGCGACAGCCTGCTTCTGCGGCTTGCCAGCCTTCATCTCTGTGCGGATATTAGCAGATATTGTTTTCCTTGACGATCCTTTGCGAAGCGGCATCACATACCCCCAAGAAGCCCAGCGCTCGGCTGCTGGTTTTGATTGTAAGATTCGAGCAACCCAGAACCGAGCACGCCTGTGCCCCCAAGCATCCAGATCGGGATGCCTTTCTTAGCCACAGCGTCAATAAACTCCGGTGTAAGCCGGATGCCCTTTGCCGGAAACTTCTCGTTGCCCTCGCCAAGCATTACGTCAAGCAGACCCGCTTTTTTGTCGTATTTGCGCGCAAGATTCTTTAGCGCGTTCTGAACAATGTTTTCATAGTAGTCTACGGCTCCGGGGGTTGGCGTACCGCCGCCGCCCACCATACCTATCGCGCCACGGTCATTGGGCACGGCCAAATAGTCCGCACCGCTGAGGATTGCGTCCTCGAGATTACGGCGCAAAGCAAATTCAGTCCACTTACCCGTTCTGTCTAGCAGCGGACCGGCAGGCATAAATTTATTTACGTCTGCGCCTTGGGCAAGTAAATTTGAAAACTGCTGCTTTGCCGCGTCACCGGCGTCTTTAGACGCTCGCATATTAGCCGCCATGGCGTCTAATCGGTCATTGCCAGTTGACGTGTACTCTAAGGCACGCGCCCAGCGCATAGCGTCAGCAGGCGTATTTACCTGTGCCCCAATATACCCTGCAGGCCAGTTAAAAAACACGTCAGCCTGTTCATCTGTTAACTCGCCCGCAGTCGCAGGCATGTCTGGAAACGCTCGGCGAAAATTACTCCACGCAACATCGGACGCCATACGCGCCCGTATGTCAGGGTCAATGTCAGAGAACGCATCTGCAAAATCATAATAGGCTTTACGGGCGTCTTCATTGTAGGGGGCTATGGCTCGGCTATAGTCTTGCGCAGCGATGGTTTGGTCGTAATTGCGAGGCACCATACCCGTTTCTTCGCCGCGTTTTTGCAGGCGCTGCGCGGCATCCGACTGTATCTCACCAATATAGTACCCCCGGCCAGCAGGGCCGCCTTCAGACAAAATTTGATATTTTCCGGGGTTTTTCGCTAACAGCGAGCGCTCCCAAGCACTGTTTGGATTATGTGGAAAAACATCACCGGTCTCCACGTTGCGCACATAGCCCTGACCATAAGCCGGGAACTCTGCGGTGCGTGCCCAAGCGATCATCGGGTTTTCAGGATCGTCGCCGTAATGGCCCTGTGCAGCAAGGCTATCTTGATTAATCCGTCCCGTGGGGTCTTCGTAGGTGTAAAGGCGCTCGGCGTAGCTTGTGCCGCCTTTCGGGAAATATTCAGAATACTCCGTATTGCTGTACAGATCGTCCTCGGTAATGCCAAGCGTGCGTTCAGCAAAGTCTACGGGATCTTGGCGCGCCTCATACAAAGCGTTTTCATACATGCCCTCTTCGGCCATCTCCCGAGCCGTGTACTCTGGGTCGCCAAAACGATATTCGACAAGCTCATCCTCTGGAATTAGGCGTGTCAAATCATCGTCAACAAAGGCGTCTGGGTCTATGCTGTCGGGGGAGACGCCAAGCTTAGCAGCTAAGTCGTTTAGCTCATCTTGTGTTAGATTGCCCACACGCATGGTGTCTTGCTCGGCCAGATCAGGCAGATACTCGTCGAGATAGTATCGAGCTTCTGTGTCCAAATTCTGCTCGACATACTGTCGCGCCATGTCCTCTGGCGACAGGTCTACGCGGCTAACACCGGGTTTACCACCCACGCGCACTTCTTCGCCAAGCGTTTCGGTGGCGTTGCTGAAAAAGTCTATAAGCTGTTCTTTCGTAACCTTCTGACCAGAGAACGCAGCATCCGCACCGGTCCACTGAAACTCATCAGCTTTGACGCCCGGCTCTTTGAGCATCATGGCTTTTAGCTGCTCATACGGCCCTTTTTGCTGCTTGAGATTTTCAGCAGAACGTAAGGCCGCGCTGTAAGAGCGCACATCTCCGCGCCCCAAAAGCACGGGAGGCCCACCGTTATGGCCTAAATTGCCAAAGTTTGAACCCATCGTTGGCACAGGCCCCGGCTGATTGAGGCGATCCACTACCGCACGCGAAGTCGCCGCACGCCCGCCAGCCTCGCTGATCGCGCCCAGCATGCGCGACGCGGGCAAAGCGTACAGCGCGTCGGCGAGCTGTCCCTGCTCCTCAGCGGTCGGGATGTCGCCGGGACGCAGGTCCAGCCCCAGAGCGTCCGAGGCGTAGCCCATACCTTTCTGAGCAACGCCGCTGCCCGCTGTCAGACCGCCCAGAAGCATGTCCAGAGGGCTGAGTGCGGCCCGATTAACGCGCCCGAGCAGCGTGCTTGAGTAGCGCCCAGAGGGGTCGAGCAGGTTGTACAGGGAGGCGTCGGCGTCGGTCATCATGCGGACGCCTGCGGCGATGTCCTCATTGCCTACGCGGCTGCCGAGACTGCGCTCATCTGGCGGCGTCGGTGCGACATCTGCGCTCGGCATCGAGGCCATAAGCTCACCGGTGCGGTCGTCTACCTGAGCGCCGGGGTTGTTGTAGCGCTGGATGTCAGCATAGCGGTATACGGAGCCGTCCGGGGCAATAACCACCTTAACGCCGTCGATGAAGTCTACGCGGCCCTCCATCAGATTCCCCCCAGAAGCGACATGCCGCCGGGCTTGGCGTAGGGGTCTTCCTCGGGCTGCTGAGACAGGAGATAGCCGGTGGTTGGGACGGCTGGTATAGCAGCGAGCGGCGCGCGGTTATACAGGAACTCGCGCAGCATATCGCCGCGACTTAGGCCCCGCTCCTTGCCGCGCTTATCGAGCGCCCCACGAAATAGCTCCATAAAGGTGCCCTGACTCTCGTCGGCGAGGCCGGTGAGGTCTCCCGCGCCCATCCACAGAGACGCCTGAAACTGCGCGGGGGTCATGTCGTACTCGGAGGCAACACGCCCAGCCATGTCCTCATAGGCGGCGTACTCGTTAGCCTTTGGCGTCTCGGTCCACGCTGTTGGCATAGATTGAAACGCTGATGTGTCTTTGATCTTACCGTCCTGCCACGCCTTGAAAAGGTTAACCTCGGTGACTGGCTTACCGTTCACATTTCTGGTTGTGCTGTACTTCTTGATGTTTCTAGGGCCGAGCACTGCGGCAGCCTTAGCGTAGTCTTCTTGGCTCAATTTGGCTTGCTTGTTGAGAAAATCGCCGCCGCCGTCAGCCATTGCCAGCATGCGCATAAAGTGCATATCGGCGGCGATGTTGGTGTCGTCACCCAGCAAGTCATTGCCAAAACCCTTTACCTTGGGGTTTGCCTGCAGCCACTTAGACAGCGCGGCCCCAGTCAGGCCCTCCGGCACCTCGCGCTCCCACGTCCCCGCCTCGCGATTGGCGACGTTGAACGCTTGGCTGCGCTGCTTGATGTGGCCGTAGCCGTAATCTTCTGGGACGTTTTCTGGCATCACGCCCAAGCGCTCAGCCGCCTTTTTCGGGGTAATGCCCTCATCCTTGACAAGCTGGGCGACTGCCGCGCGGTCAGCGGCATTTGGGATCGCCCGGTAAAACGACGCCATGCGGATGTTGTGCGGGACCTTAGCGCCCGTAGAGGTGGTGCCGATCAGCTCCATGTACTCGCGCCACTGCCGGTCTCCCTCGGCCTTGCCAAGACTGTCAACAAACCAATCGCGCAGCTCCTCGGTATTGTACCAATCTGGGCCTTTCAGCGTGCGGCCCTTTTCGATGTAGTTGCTGAATATGCCGCGAATCGGGCTGTCTGGGTCGGCCACCTGCGCCTCAAGGCGCTGCATGCGCTCGGTCGTGGCTTTGGGCCGGTATCTCGGGTAGGGCGTCGTGCGGTTTGGCGCTGCGCCGCTCCACTCGGGGCGGCTGTGTGCGGGGAGATCGACGCTGAGAAGGGATGGCGACGGCCCACCATTTCGACCCAGAGGAGGCAGGCCCTCGGGGATTGTGACGCTGTCCCCTACCTGCGCAGCTCTCCGGGTAGCCCCCCGAGCTGCGCCAGACGCATCAGACGCGACTTGCGCCGCCTTACTAATCTTCCCAAGCAGTCCAGCCATTATGTCATCCCACCGATTTCTGTCCCTTGCAGCCCCACGCCTTGCGCCGGACCTTAACCTTAGCGGTGCGCTTCTGG